GAGTTCAAATTTAACATCAGATCAAAGAGTGGTGGAGAAACATTTCCAACACACACCAATGGGGATTACTATAAGAAGTAATGGCAAACATTAAGCAATTAAAACATCTAGAACATCTAGAAGATGAAATGCTAAACTACGGTACAGACGGATGTGCCGCAGCAGTTGCTTTCCTGAAGGAACTTCGTAAGATGCTGGGTCATCAGGACTCTCAAGGTTTCATGCAAACCAAGTGGGATGGTGCTCCATCAGTTATCTGTGGTGTACATCCATACACAAAAAGATTTTTTGTTGGCACTAAATCTGTGTTCAACAAGACAGAACCAAAACTATGCTTCTTGCCTGGGGATGTAGACACTTACTACACAGGTGACTTGGCGGAGAAACTTAAGTTCTCTCTGGAATACTTTAGTAAACTAGGTATCGAAGGAGTTGTGCAGGGAGACCTGTTGTACACCAGTGACCTGAAAACAGAGACTGTTAATGGAGAACGACTCTACACTTTCAGACCTAATACAATTACATATGGTATACCAGTGGACCATCCTCTTGGTATCGCTGCGCGACAATCCAAAATTGGAGTGGTATTCCACACACATTACACTGGTGATGACCTCGCAGACATGCAAGCTCGTGCAGGTGCTGATGTCACTGGATCCAGAGAAGCTTTAGTCATTAAAAACGATACACCCATGCACAGGGTAGGTTTTAGTGCAGCAGAACTCCGTCAGTTTGACAACCATGTACAAAAAATCGAACGCATGTGTTCACTTGCTGGTGATTTTCTTGACGACCTTGTTTCCAATATGGGTAGCACTGGTGATAAAAAGTTCCACATCTCCACCTACATTAAACAATTTTTCAACTCCGAGGTTAGAGCTGGGACACAGATTACGAACGTGGACGAAACGGTCAATGCCCTGGTAAACTTCTACGATGAGAAGATGCAGAAGGAGTTGGCAAAGATCAAGACAGTTGCTAACAGAACCAAGAAGTGTGCGCTGGTATATAATAGTGAGAACTACCTTCTAGATAATGTCTATAAGTTTAAGACTATGATTGCTCTCTACAAGGAGATTCAAACTCTTAAGCAAATGGTTATAGATAAACTGGACCACCTAGAAGAGTTCAGAACTTTTGTCCAGACAGACAATGGATATAAAGTGACGACACCTGAAGGATATGTTATGCATAAAGATGGCAGCATGATTAAGTTTGTCAATCGCTTTGAGTTTGCATTCAACAACTTCACGATACAAAAGCAATGGCGTTAAACTGTAAGACCTGCTACTTTACGTTTGGCAGATTCCAACCACCTACTACAGGACATAAAGATAACTTTGACGGAGTGAAACGTGCCGCAGGACGACATGATTATCGCATTTATATTTCTCAATCCCACGACGCTAAAGGAAAGAATCCCCTCGCACCTGATCGTAAACTATTCTACATGGAGAAGATGTTCCCAGAACATAAGGGTAAAATCTTTTCGGGTCCTAAACAACCCGTGGAGATCTTACAGGACCTTATGATGGCAGGGTATAATGAGGCAGTATTCCTTGTAGGTTCTGATAGGGTGAGCGCCATGCAGTTCCTCCATAAATATAACGGAACAGAATTTTCTTTCCGTAAGATTGAGATCAAGTCTTCGGGTAGCAGAGATGCTGATGGAGATACCTTTGCTATTTCAGGAACGAAGATGCGACGAGCAGCATTTGCTGGCGACTTCAAAACATTTAGATCTGGTATACCCAGAGCATTGAATGATAAAGATTGTATGGCGATGATGATGGAGATCAAGAAAGCACTACCATCTAATTTTAAATGAAGGACTTTAAAAAGTTACGAGAGCAAGCAGTTCGTCAGCAGCATAGACAGACGGATACGTTTGCTGAAGGTGATACTATTTTCAATGCTTTGACTGGACAGAAAGGTGTCATACATAGATCTGGAGTCAACTATGTCATCGCAATCACCGAGTCTGGTGAGATGTTTAGAGCGTGGGTGAAGGACATCCGTGCCGTGCAAGTAGTTGATACGATAAATAAAGAAAGGAAAAGTAGTATTTTCAATAATGGAAAGACAGAAACCAGTCAATAGTGTTCAACATAATGATGCCTATTCAGAGGCACTGATGAGTTCCTATACAAAGTGGATGGGTGGAGAAGGATTCCAACAGTCTACTCTAGAGGAAAGCGCAACTGCGATCCCAGCACCAGAGAAGAAAGAACTAGGAGCACCTGGTCCTGCAGGTGGTGCTGATGCATCTACTTCTATCCCAGAACTTCAGAAGAAAGGTGGCGAAGATAACTTTGCAACCAAGGATCCCAAGGAGGGAGCGGGTGCTCCTGACCCAGCAACAGACCTACGCACAGGTGCTGGTGTCAAGCAATCCCATGGCGCAGAGATCAGAGATACTACCAAGGTTATTTCTCGCGAAGAGAAAGAAGTATGTGAAGCATGTGGTGGTAAAGGATGCGAGAAGTGTCAGGAACCTGTTTCTGAAGCAAAGAAAGGTCTATACGCTAACATCCATGCAAAGAGAAAGCGCGGTGGTTCACCCGCAAAACCAGGTTCAGAAAACTATCCTGCAAAGGACGCTTTCGAGAAGAGCGCAAAGACAGCAAAGAAGGAAGAGGTATCGTTTGAACTCGATGGCGAAACTTTCATCTTTGAGAGAACAGTCGAAGAGCTAGAAGAAGGTAGCATGAAGCAGGCACGTAAGAATGTCGGTGCTTCTACCTGCTGGAAAGGTTACAAGGCAAAGGGCACCAAGATGAAGGGTGGCAAGTCTGTTCCTAACTGTGTCAAGGAAGAAGAGATTCAAGAGAAGAAACTCGATCCCGTAGGCAAGGAAGACAAGGACATCGACAACGATGGCGATCACGATAAGTCTGACAAGTATCTTCTAGCACGTCGCAAGAAGGTCTCCAAGATCATCAACACCAAGAAGAAGATGAAGGAGCAGGCAGAACTTCGTAAGGAGATCGAAGAAGAAAAAAAGTGAATGAGGCTTGCGGTTGTGACGACAAGCCTGCAAAGAAAGGTGGTGCTACTGTCGAAGTGATGCCTCAAATTAAAGACGGCGCTGCTGAAGACAAGGAGAACACTAAAAAGAATAAGAAGTACATTCTTAAGGCAATGAAGAGTCAGAAGAAGGCAGACTAAATAGCTGGGTATACTATGCCCCTAAAATCATGCTCGCATTCTTACTCCCATTAGCATCAAAGATTATTACTGATGCTGTCGCAAAGATTCCCGAGAACGAAGAGCTCGGAGAAAAGTTGATCGATATCTGCCTAGTTATCCTAGGTAAAGCAGTCAAACTAACCAAGACTGACATGGATGATCAGCTTCTAGAAGCAGTTACTGCAGCAATTAAAGCTCGCGAAGAGTGATGGATACTAGGGGGAGGCAGTGTGCCTCTCCCTTTTTTTATAAATATATTCAGACTAAACATAGCAACTTGAACCCATGTCCTTATACGGAAAGACGGACAGCAATGCTAACAAGACCAAAGCAGGTATTGGAGTATCGCCATCGTCCCAAGCAAAGCAAATTCTATTCATCGACGACACAGAAGCAGCACTCGCTGAAAACAAAGCGCGTGGTTTGAATGCTCCTGGTTGGTGGTCTTACTATACCTTCACTGACTGCGAAGGCAACACCCGTCATAAGGCAGAGATGCTGGTAACCATCGCTGATCCTGAAGCGAACGCAAATGAGACCCAGGCAGATGACGCATACGCAGCAGACGTATCTGTAACACTTGCGATCGGTACTCAACCTGCAACTGCTGAAGTTACTGTTGGTGATGCTCACACCCTCTCGGTTGTTGGTACTGCTACACCTCCTGGTGACGCTTCTGTTCTCACCTATCAGTGGCAGAAACTATCCGCAGCAGGTCGCTGGCAGAATATCTCTGGTGCAACTAGTGCATCCTACGCTATTGCATCTTATGCTGACGCAGATCATGCTGGATCTTACAGAGTTAAACTTAACTCCACTAATGGTGGTGAAGAACTCACATCCGCTACTGCAGTTCTAACCACTGCTTCCTGATGTAAATGAAGTTCGATGAGTTGAACCAGGATAACTGGTTGATGTTTGCTATACGTAATTATAATAACCCGAACTCGGTTACGTTTGACGACTTTAAAAAAGATCTAAATAAGATCAAGTGCGTTAAACGTTTATTTCGTCGTTATGAAATGCACGGTGAGTTGAAGGTTCATCTCATCCTAAACCATATTATCGTCATGTACAATGTATTTGACGATGCTGCTACGCCTCTATTGTTCTATAAAATAGAGGCGAAACACTGGTCCACATTGAAAGCATTCATGTTGGTCCTCAATCGTTTACCTGAATCACTCAACACCGACGTTGATCAAGAATGTCTGAAGAATCTAAATCTACTGTGAATGAAATGATGGCAGGCAACGGCGCTGCTTTGTCAATGCCACCTGCGTTCGTCTTTGTTAACCCAAAGTCACATCGTAGATATAAAAAAGCGAATCAAGACAAGGTAGACGGTCGCACTAAAGGTGCGAAATCAATGCTCTCTCGTATACAGTCACGTAAGAAAATGAAAGAAGAATTAGAATCCCAAACTATTTCTGAAGCAGTGCCCTCGGAAACCGAGAGAGCACAGAAGCAGATCGGTCAGATGAAAAAACTGAACCGTGCTAAAGATCTGCAGAAGAAGCGTGACGAAGCAAAGAAAAAGATGCAGTCCAAGACTAAAGAAATGGACGTGCTAATGAAGGCACGTATGCAGGACTTTAAGAAGAAAGCATCTGATCAAACCAAGAAGCTTAAGAAAGAAGAAACTGAAGTGACTAAAGAAATTATGACTGAATCCACTGCTACACAACAGGACGCCCTGGACGTTGCACTACAGGTTGCAACCTCCGAACTCAATCCTACGGGCGAAGCATCCTTTGCCAAGATCACATTTGGTGATGGATCCGAACAGAACCTGGACAATTTTTCAGCGAAACGTATCGCTGCTTGTTATGCACAGCTGCCTGATGAGCAACAGACCCAGTTCCGCTACATGCTGAACAAAGATGCTGCTACCTATCAGTCTGCCCTTGACTTTGCTATCCGCAACGTCTGAAGTTAAGGTCAAATGGCATTTGGGTTAGGTAAACTCGCTGTTCTAGAGTCAAAGCTATCTATCTACGAAGATTTATCCAAGGAAATGTTGGATAAACTTGAGAGAGCTGTAGGTACTATCTCTGACAACAGTAACAAGATCGCTATCATTCTCGAACGCCATGAGAATAGACTGGACGAGAGCGAAAGGACAGACGATCTCATCATCAAAATGATTGATGAGTTAAAGCAACAGGAAGAAAAGAATCATCAGATCCTACATGAAAGGATCGATCGCATTCAAAAGAAAGTTGATGCCAACCAGAAGTTTGTTGTGGGTGCAGGTGCTGTGCTCGCAACTCTTGTGGCAGTCATGCAAGTGGTCCCACCAATGGTCAAGTTGTTGACTCCAGATGCCAATGCTGGTACAATGGGTACAGCAGTAATTGGTATGGTGAATGAGTTACCTGGACAGCAAGTACGTCAGTTTAGTTAGTCCTCAACTCCAGAGATTTACCAAGAAGAAGGACCACCTGTATAACTTCAGGTGTCCTTATTGTGGTGACAGTAAAAAGAAGAAGAACCTAGCGCGTGGGTACATCTTCCGTGTGAAGAATGACTATGTGTATAAGTGCCACAACTGTGGTGTGGGTAGGACGTTTACTAACTTCCTGAAGGACCAGGATCCAAACTTACACAATCAGTATGTCATGGAAAGATACCGTGATGGACTGACGGGGAAGGGTACACAGACGCCCCAACCAAAGTTTGATTTCAAAAAACCAATCTTCAAAACATCTACTGGTTTGCAGAAGATTTCCGAGCTAAATAACTCTCACCCAGCGAGGCAATATCTAGAGCAACGAAAAATTAAAGATCTCGATTACTTCTTATACGCACCTAAATTTAAGGAGTGGACCAACGAACAAACGCCTACGTTCGACGACATGAGAGGCGATGGTCCACGTATTATTCTGCCACTATACACAGCAGATAAAGTAATGTTTGGTTTCCAAGGTAGGTCACTCTCACCTAGAACCAAGTTGCGATACATTACTATCATACTTGACGAATCGCAACCAAAACTATTTGGTCTTGATAAGGTTAACTTAAATGAAAGAGTCTACATTACGGAGGGACCGTTTGATTCAACGTTCTTACAGAATGCGGTTGCTATGTGTGGAGCTGATGTTGTATTTCCTGACGGCGGCACTGGCGATCGCGTGTGGTGTTATGATAACGAACCACGCAGTAGAGAAATTGTCGATAGAATCAGTCGAACAATCGATAGAGGCGACTCCGTAGTTATCTGGCCATCATCTGTAACTCAAAAAGATATCAACGACATGTACCTTGCTGGACATGACGTGCAAACTATGGTAGAATCTAATACCTACCGTGGACTGGAAGCGAAACTTAAACTGAACACATGGAAGAAAGTATGAGCATCAACGTAGAAAAGCGTGACGGGTCTGTTGAATCCCTGAACCTAGATAAGATCCACAAGATGGTAGAAGAGGCATGTAAAGGTCTCGGCGGAGTGTCTGCTAGTCAGGTGGAGATGAACTCTGGTATCCAGTTCTTTGATGGTATCACCACAGAACAGATTCAGGAGATCCTTATTCGTTCTGCAAGCGATCTGATTGACCTGGACCACCCTAACTATCAGTTCGTTGCTGCTCGCCTTCTCCTCGCCACTACACGCAAGGAAGCATTCCACAAGAACATCTGGAAGGAAGGTATGCCTTCGGTGTTTGATGTTGCTGCTTATAATGCTACAGTTAATAAAGTCTACGACGAAGAGATCCTAGATAAGTATAGCGATGAAGATTGGGTCAAGATCAATTCTTGGATTGACCACGACCGCGACTACTTGTTCACCTATGCTGGTCTTCGCCAGGTAACTGACAAGTATCTTGTACAAGATAGAAGCACTGGTGAGGTCTACGAGACCCCACAGTACATGTACATGTTGATTGCACTGACTCTCTTCGCTGAATATCCACTCGCCACGAGACTCGAATATGTCCGAAGATACTACGACGCAATCAGCAAGCACCGAATCAACATTCCCACACCTATCATGGCAGGAGTGCGAACTCCACTTCGACAATTTGCTAGCTGTGTTCTTGTTGATTCTGATGACACCCTCGATAGCATCTTTAGTTCTGATATGGCTATCGGCAGATATGTTGCACAAAGGGCGGGCATCGGTATCAACGCAGGCAGAATCCGTGGCGTCAACAGTAAGATCCGAGGTGGAGAAGTCGCGCACACAGGTGTTATTCCGTTCCTCAAAAAGTTTGAGAGCACTGTCAGATGCTGCACTCAAAATGGCATTCGCGGTGGAAGCGCGACTGTCCACTTCCCAATCTGGCACCAAGAAATCGAAGACATCATTGTCCTAAAAAATAATAAAGGAACGCAGGACAACCGTGTTCGTAAACTAGACTACAGTATCCAGATTAGTAAACTGTTCTATGAACGTTTCATCCAAGACGGAGAGATCAGTCTCTTCTCACCTCACGATGTACCAGGTCTTTATGATGCTTTTGGTACTCCTGGTTTTGATGATCTCTATACAAGTTATGAATCTGATGGATCTGTTCCACGCAAAACTATCGGTGCTCAAGAACTTATTCTTGATCTCCTGAAGGAGCGAGCAGAGACTGGTCGTGTTTACCTCATGAACATTGACCACTGCAACAGTCACAGTTCCTTCCTGGACAAGGTGAACATGTCTAACCTGTGTCAGGAGATCACCCTGCCTACAGATCCTATTCAACATATCGACGGGGAGGGTGAAATTGCACTGTGTATTCTTTCTGCCATTAACGTGGGTAAGCTCAAAAATCTTGAGGAGATGGAGAATCTATGTGACCTTGCGGTGCGAGGTTTGGAAGAGCTCATCGACTACCAGGAGTACCCCGTTAAAGCAGCGAGAGAGTCTACACTCAACCGTAGGTCACTGGGTGTCGGATACATCGGTCTAGCACACTTCCTGGCGAAGCAGGGTCACTCCTATGATTCTCCTGAAGCAGTGAAAGCAGTTCATGATCTGACAGAAGCATTCCAATACTACCTGCTTAAGTCATCCAATCAGATTGCTAGAGAGAAAGGTGCATGTGGATACTTTGATCGTACCAAGTATTCTCATGGCATTCTTCCCATCGATACATACAAGAAGGACGTTGACGAGTTAGTACCACATGACCTTTCGCTTGATTGGGGAACTCTACGGGAGCAGATCAGACAGCACGGATTACGACATTCAACACTGTCTGCTCAAATGCCATCAGAGAGCAGTTCCGTTGTGTCAAACGCAACAAATGGAATCGAACCACCTAGAGGGTATCTGTCCGTTAAGAAGAGCAAGAAGGGACCACTCAAACAGATTGTTCCACAGTACCAGACTCTTAAAAACAACTATACTCTTCTGTGGGATATGCCTAACAACACTGGGTATATTAATATTGTTGCTGTGATGCAGAAGTTCTTTGACCAGGCAATTTCTGGTAACTGGAGCTACAATCCACTGAATTACCCCAACAATGAGATCCCTGTATCGGTCATGGCACAGGATTTCCTGACTACATACAAGTACGGTTGGAAAACTTCATACTATCAAAACACCTATGATGTAAAAGAAGACGAAGACAAAGAAGAAGAACAAAAGCAAAGCATCGAAGACCTATTATCTCAAATTCTAGAAACCGAGGAAGAAGATTGTGACAGTTGCAAAATTTAGAGTCAACGACGATATGCCAAAGAAACCTGTGGAAGGCATGACTGTCTTCAATACCAACACTGTGAACGCATTGAAGCAACCTATGTTCTTCGGTGCCCCTCTGGGAGTGCAACGTTATGATCAATACAAGTATCCTGTCTTTGAGAAACTTACTCAACAACAACTGGGATACTTCTGGAGACCTGAAGAGGTGTCGCTCCAGAAGGACCGTGCTGACTACCAGACGCTCCGTCCAGAACAGAAGCACATCTTTACCTCGAATCTTAAGTACCAGATCCTCCTGGATTCTGTACAAGGGCGTGGTCCTGGGATGGCTTTTGCACCTTACTGTTCTCTACCCGAGCTTGAGGCTGCCATGAATATCTGGCAGACTATGGAGATGATCCACAGTCGCTCGTACACATACATCATTAAGAATGTGTACCCAGATCCTACCGAAGTTCTTGATACCATCATCGACGATGAGAAGATCATTGAACGTGCTGCTAGTGTCACCAGGGCATACGATGACTTCATCAATGCTGCACAGGAGTATGGCACTGGTAACTGGTGGAAGGAAGACTGGAAAGATTCTCCTAGTGCTGAATGGACACTGCGTGACCTGAAGCGTAGACTCTATCGTGCAGTCATGAACGTGTACATCCTTGAGGGTATTCGTTTCTATGTTTCTTTCGCTTGCTCCTTTGCTTTCGGTGAACTCAAAGTCATGGAAGGCAATGCAAAGATCATCGGTCTGATTGCTCGTGATGAGTCACAGCACATGACTATCACTAAAAATATGATCACAAATTGGCAGAAGGGTGATGACCCTGACATGCTGAAGATCATTGAAGAGGAAGAGCAGAACGTCGTCCAGATGTTCCGTGAGTGTGTGGAAGAAGAGAAGAACTGGTCTGACTATCTGTTCAAAGATGGTAGCATGATTGGTCTCAACTCCAAACTTCTACAGAACTATGTTGAATGGATTGCGAATCGTCGCATGAAAGCTATCAATATGAAACCTGTGTTCAATCAACCTATCTCTAACAATCCTCTTCCCTGGACAGAGCACTGGCTCAACTCCAAGTCCATGCAGGTGGCACCCCAGGAGACAGAGGTTGAGTCTTATCTCATTGGTGGTATCAAACAAGACGTTAGTGAGAAATCATTCTCTGGATTTAAACTATGACAAATGAATGGAGTGCTACACGATTTGCAAGTGAGGGCGAACCCCAAACTCCTTTTGCACCAACCTGGGACTTTACGATTGGAGAGAAACAGATTAATCTGGATTTAGATTCTCTTGCTGATATCGTACTCAAAAAAGAAGTAGAGATCAAAGAAAAGTTTCCTGGCGAGAATGATGGGAACACTGGTCTTGGTCCTGAAAGTCTAACCTCTAGGTTCAGTCACTTTAATGTGCTGTCCTGGGGGTTTCCTGTTACCGATCAGTTGCATCGGGAGATCAAAAAGTTTCACAAACAATACTTTCAAAGTTTGTTTGGTTTCATGAAGAAATCCCCCAAGCTTCAAATCAGGTGCTGGGCAAATGTATTGAGGAAAGGAGAACAGATTAAGAAACATTGGCACTGTTCCCACCCCTATACATACCTTGGGGGACACTTCACTGTCACTGCTGGTAATACTTGTACAGTATATGTCAATCCAATGGATGATATCGGACAGGTATATCACGCAGAAAATGTGCCAGGGAAGTTAACTCTCTTCCCAAATTATATCCCACATTATACTTCCATTCATCAGGAAGACTTTCCTAGAATTACTATTGCATTTGACCTCTACCCAGTGTCAAATAGGTTTGTTTACAATGATGATAGTACCCTGATAGACTTATGAATAAGAACACACCTTTGCCTAAACCGATGCGGGCAAGTCCTCATCAACCAAAGGCAATCCAGAGATATCTGGAGACAATGAACAAAGCAAATCCTATTGAACAAAACCAAATTTATTGGTGGACTCGAATGGATGAGCGTCAACTTATGCAGGTGATGCAGAAGTTTTGTTGGGATAATAGTATTGATTTTGCAACAGTAAACTGGGGTAAGTTTTTGCGTGGTGAAAACATCCCTGGATATTGGGAGAATCAACCAGAATGAACTTTATCTATAGGTGGTTACATGGCAAAAGAACTTCCAGAGTGGAGGAGGAGAGCACTAGCAGATCCGAAACTCCCACAGAAGCAGGTGGAAGTCCTGCTCAACGGACCCAAGTGTCTGACGGACGCATGGTTTCTCCAAGCAATGAAGTTCAAATACCAGATCCGTGGTTATGAAGACTAGTAGTGCAAAAGCGAAGGGCAGAAACTTACAAAAGTGGGTTCGTCAGATGTTGATCGAGATGCTTGATGTCCATCCAGAGGACATTGAGTCTCGATCTATGGGTGCAGGTGGGGAAGATCTCATTATGGCACGAGCAGCTAGACAAAAGTTCCCTCACTCGATAGAATGTAAGAACGTTGAACGTCTTAACGTCTGGGATGCATACGAACAAGCATGTGAAAATGCTGGTGAGTATGAACCTATCGTTGTGATGAAAAAGAACAGAAAGAAACCACTAATTGTGGTGGATGCTGAATATTTCATCGGACTATTCAACGATAGAAAATAAATAGTCCAATCGCACTGTACTATATGCCTCGTAGTCAATTGCAAAAAAACGATATCGAGTCTAGACTATATAAGTTGAAGACATCACTATATAATGGAGATCACCAAGACAAGCCAGGTCAATGGCACGATGGTTATCACCATGCAATTAATCAGGTTCTAGACATAATCAATGAGTATAGACACTGAAGACTTGAAACGTCTCATGGAGAGAGCACGGCGTATGAAAAACGATGTTCTCATGGAAGAACCCTGTCCCATCTACGAAGCAGATGAAGAGGACTGGGATGATTTTTGGTATAACGAGGATACAGAATGAAAAAATTATTGATTGCACTTGCAGCAGCAACATTTAGTATGCCTGCAATCGCAGAACCGACTAAAGGATATAACACCATGGATTCCATGGGGTGCATGTTACTACGAGAATGCACGGACAATGTTAAACGAATCACAAGTATACAAGATCTTATTAATCGGTATCCCGATTCTGATTACAGTGCTGTGCATAGTGAGTTTAATGACATCGTTACAGCATTTGACAAGATCGGAGTTGGCGTTTTTCTAGCAGATCAAAAGTATTTCCCACCAGGACATCGTGGTGTTTATCATACAGTAGGTAATAACTTCTTCTTGAATGATGCTTTCATGCATCGTCAAAGCACACTCATGAGTGTCACTAGACATGAGGGGTGGCACGCTGCTCAAGACTGCATGGCAGGTAGCATTAAGAATAGTTTGATTGCTATTATTAAACCTGAAGAGTCTGTTCCTAGGATCTGGCGCACTATGGCAGAGCGTACCTATCCTAAAAATGCAGTCCCTTGGGAAGCAGAAGCAGGATGGGCAGGACGCACTGAAGGCATGACTGCTCAAGCGTTGGAAGCATGTGCAACTGGAAAGATGTGGGAGATCTATGACCCAACTCCACTCACAGAACAATGGCTAAAAGAAAATGGTTACCTTGTAGACTAAATAAAAGTGCCTCAACTATTCCAGACATGGCAGAAACTCCTGTAAAGGAATCGCCAGCGAAGAAGGAAAAGTTTGAATGGGCAGACGAAGGTTTGTCCGCATTGGTGCGTGTTATTATTCTTGGGTGGTCGGCAGCAATTCTTACACTTAATTATGTAACTGTTCCTGGCATTCCACAACGACAAATCGATCCGACATTCATAGCCAGTGTCTTCACAACGACTTTAGCTACGTTCGGTGTCCAAGCGTCTAAAAAGAAAGACGAAGATAAAGATAAAAAAAGTGAGGAAAAGAAAGATGCAAAAGGTGATTAATGTATTGGCAGTCCTATCATTCGCTGGTGTCGTAGGCATCGTGGGTGGTGGGACTTACGTGTATCTTCAGAAAGATGCACTCATCGAAGAACTTACAGATGTATTAGCAAGTGGTGCTATCGGTGCTATCTCTGAAGCAGTGCCTGATATTTTAGATGCTGCTATGCCAGAACCACCTGAACTACCCAAAGCAACTGGTGGTGTACTACCTGGAATGTAATTGAATGGACATACCTGAAATCAGAGTCAGGGATCTGGGCGTCGGACCTATTGATATATGGGTCGCCCCAGAACCCAGGACTCCTGTCGTCCCTCCTATCTACCCTGTGACCACACAGATCGGTGTGCCCATCGTGGACATGCCTGGATGTGTGGAGGCTCATGAGGCAAACGAAGATGACAACTTTAAGATCAATGAAGACGATCCTAAAGGTGTCAAGGTATTCTGTGATGCAGGTGTGCCATCATTTAATCCGATGGACTACAACAGATCTAAACTAAAGATGTCTGGTGAGCGTCCTATACCAGAGTTCAAAGGACAGATGCCAGACAATACACTTGATGCACCTGAACCACAAGTAAATCCACCTGCAATTGCTACTCCAATACCAGAGTGTCCTACTGATGAACAACTATCAAAGGAACCATTAGGGTTTATCTTTGACAGTGGTAGAAAAATTATTACAGGGTATGAGTTGTCTCCTGCTGGTCAATGTCTACGTATCGTAGAGGACGTTACAATCGTTGATCAGGTCATAAATGGAATACCCCCAGCGCAGACCGTAATCACCACTGGAGGTATTGCTGTGGTTGCTACCACGTCTGCTTTGATTGCTAAACCTTTTGCAGATATTCTCCTCAAGGTAATCAAACCTACAGTGAAGAAAGTTCTGAAGAAGGTTGCTTCTATTAGGGGTAAGACATTGAAACCCCAATCCTTACGGGACCGCCGAGTTGAGCAGCGTCAGAGGAATGCTGCGATTCGTGCTCTTCGGGTTGGTCCGAAGGTGAAGAAATAGAATGTTTGTGTGGTGCAATAGCATTTTTATTTAATACCATTACATCAGCACACACCTTGGCATACTGTGTCCCAGGTTTAAACATAATTCCCTTCTGCATTAACTCGCCACAATTTTTGAGACGAGCGATCTCAAAGTCGAGCCTTTTATTGGCAGTCAGTTGTTGTTGCAATTCAATTTGAGTTGTCGCTGCCCGCTTACAAAGGTCTTGTAGACTCTTATCGGTAGGTGTGCTCCATGTCATAGAGAAACCAATACCTAGACTGTAGTTATCTTTCTGTCCAGTTCTTGTTTTCTTTTGGAAGACAATATCTCCTGGGTTGTCTAAACGACCGTCCCCAATAGGGTTGTCGTTCTCATCGAAGGCACCCTCTAGATCGGTTACATCATACACTGGATCCCAGTAGTATGGTTCGTATGGTTTGGAAGCTGATGCAGTTCCTGTTACATAGGGAGTAAAGTTTCTAGTGGGTCCTTGGCATTGAATACCACCACCATAAGTGTTGGTAATGTAAGGACCTTGTAAAACCTGCACGGCTTGATTAGTCACCGAGCCAGAGCTATTAGCGATTGGAGATGCTGTTGCACTCACACCACCAACCGTTTCAGCATTTACAGGTGCTGCTACTAACGTAGCAATTACTGCGAGAAGATACTTGTGGTATCTGTTACGCTTGTAACCTCTGTTGTTCTCTGGATAATTGTATGGTTGCTTAAACCAGGTCCAGAGTAAGTTTCTGTGAACTGAAACGCTGCCCCTGGCGTTGTCTGTGTGAATGTTGGTTTTGAATTCACTCCTGTCCATGTTGATGTCACTCCATCTATAGTTACTGAACTTGCACCTGTGCCAGGCGAAAGATTTCCACTGGCACTTACACCAGATCCAGTAGCAGAATATTGATATCCTGTATTATAATCCATCGAATTGATGGTTTCTGTAATAGTTTGTGTAGTCTCTGTGTGGCTCGTCATTGAGCCCTGGGTAAAGTTCGGGACCACTGGGACTGCACCTGCGGCAGCCCCATGTAAAGCACCAAGAACCAACCCCAGACCGATTGCTTCTTGTATTCTATTCATCAGTCGATTACCGTGACTTCACTTACGTATTGTCCTACAGCACTTGTACCAGCTCCTCCAGCCGTTACTGTAATAACACCTGCACTGGTTACAGTACCTGCTAGTGAACCAGCAGTTCCAGCTGTGTAAGAAGTAACCGAACCGAAGTTAGGAACATCTCCTACAGTAGGAGCACTGGTTGGCAGTGCATCAGCCTGTGTGTAAGACTGACTGAAGGAAAATGCTGCACCTGCGGTGTCTTGAGTGGCAGCGATTGTGCCAGGACTGTATACACCAGAGGTGATAGTACCAGCAGAAACAGTACCTGCAGTTGACCCGTCCGTAGTATCAATATTTGAACCTGAAATACTGAACGAAGAACCGACTCTCGTAGCAGTTGAACGAGCAGCATCTACGGTGAGTTGTACACTGGATGCATGTTTAGTAACAAGACCACCCGCATTTGCTGCAGATGTTGTCATCAGTAACATTCCAAAAGCAAGAATTGCTTTTTTCATTGAACTATAAGCTTGACCACAAATTTATTTATATGAGCTGGGGGTTGACGCCCGATAAATAATCTGATATGATGACGGTCGTTGCATGATTAAAATGATCTCGGTGGCAGCAATGGGCATGGGTGCCGTTGCAATGGTTGGTGCATCGTTCCTCATGGCTCCAAAACCATTGCCCGCTATTCCTACTCCTATCGCAGTAGAACCTTACGAAAAGACCTGGAAATTGCCAAACGGTACTCCAGCAGAACAATATGTCCTCGCACAACTCCAAGAACACACCCGAATCACTGATCGTAATGCTATTGCAACGATCATGGGTAACATTAAACAAGAAAGCAAGTTTATTTCCAACATATGCGAGGGAGGGGCTCGAGTTCCTTACGAGTCTTGTCATAGTGGGGGTTATGGTCTTATTCAGTGGACCTCAATAGGTCGTTACAATAATCTGGGTAAATTCTGTGAGAAATATAATTGTGATCCCAGCAGTCTGGAAGGTCAGACTCGTTACATGATTAACGAGAACGTCTTCCAACGCTATTTGCCAGAGTTTGAGGGCAGAGGGAAAACCGTCCACCAATACATGACTCCTGCATATTATTGGTTAGGATGGGGTATCAAAGGCGCAAGGGAAACCTATGCCTATGAGTATGTAAAACAACTTGAGCTTTCATGAGCACTGAAGATTGGCGATACGAAGATCACCGAATGGAGTTGCGACAAAATGTGTATGCGATTCTCCTGAAAAAATTTGGTGGCGAACTTGACACTAATGGAGAACCTGTGTATAGTATGCAAAGCATTTCCGAATGCGCCCACGACTGGGTATCTCAAGGTAATGTGAGAGCAGATGGCATCGTTGCTTATTACAAAGCATACTATGCTTGACAATCACTGATCACTGTGGTAATATATACAGTGTTCAAGAGGTTGCAAAGTCTGGTGTACTGGACAGGGGTTCGATTCCCCTCACCTCCACTCATGGGGGTGCCATGGTTTCGACAGGGCAAAAAGGTTGTAACTGTTGACGGAACAAAACCATAGATGCAAACACA